TTACAGCTAGAGGTGCATTAATTTATAATACTTCATCGTCAGATAAGGCGGTTGCAGTGTTAGATTTTGGTGCCGACAAAACAGCAACTTCAGGAACATTTACAATTCAGTTCCCAGCTTTCACAACTTCAGCAGCGATTCTTAGAATTGGTAACGCGTAATAGGAGGTCTTTCCTATTATGGCGAACGCTTGGGGCGAGTTAAGTTGGAACGTAGGGCAATGGGGAAATCAGAATGATGTCAATGTAACACTTTCTGGTCAAGGGCTTTCTATGCCCGTTCCAGGTAATGCTCAATTTGTACCTGTTGATGGATGGGGAAGATCAAGTTGGGGTAATCTTTCTTGGAATGCAAATTACGAAAACAGAACAGTTTCATTAACTGGTCTTGGATTAAATTCTTCATTAAATAATGTTGGCATCAGTGCAGAAGTAAATGAAGGTTGGGGAAGACTAACCTGGGGAGAAAATGCATGGGGTATTGCTGGTGATGTTGCAGTCACTGGTATTGGATTAAGCACAGGTATTGGTACAGGTTCGGTTACAATTGATGTTGCTCCTGCAATAACTGGAGAACAACAAAATTTATCTTTAAATAATGTTGCGATTGAAATTGCTACAGAGGTATTTTTAGCAAATAATCCATTACCAAATTTAACAGTAGCAGAAGGAACAGTAGATCCTGCTCCAGATGTAGCTATCACAGGTCAACAACAAAATTTATCAACAGGAAATTTAGAAGCTTACAATTCTGAAGGTTGGGGAAGAAAATATTGGGGTGAAGAAGTTTGGGGAGCTACTGGTTTCTGGGCTTTTGCTAATACAACAGGAATTCAAATTAATGCATCAGTTGGAACGGTTGATGCTAAACCAGTTACTATTGCAGAACCTTCTGGAATAGAGTTAACCGCAGCTGAAGGAACAGTCGATCCTAGTCCTGATGCTACAGTTGTTGGTATTGGTTTAACAGCTAGTGTTGCTTTGGGATCAGTTGTTGAAGCAAATGCAAATGTTACAACTACAGGAAATCAAGTAAATATTGCACAAGGAACGGCAGAATTAGATGCTGTAACTTTTGCAAATGTTACTGGACAAGCGTTAGAAGTTGGGTTAAGAAATGCAGTAGCAGGAGCTTCTGCTGAAGTATCTCCAACGGGAATACAAGCAAATATAGCAGTTGGAAATGCTAGTATTCAAGCATGGCAGATTGTTGACACTGGTACAACAGTAAGCTATACTGAAGTTTCTACCGGAACAAGTGTCACTTGGAATGAGATTGACACAGCCGCTTAATTTTAGTAAATATAAAACAATAAGGATAAAAAATTATGGCATCAAGTTATTCAAATGACCTAAAATTCGAACTCATGGTCACTGGTGAAAAAGCCGGTTTATGGGGTGACATTACAAATACAAATTTAACTATTGCTCAACAAGCAATCGCTGGTTATGAATCTGTTGCTGTTACTAATGCAACAACAGGGACAACTTTTACATTTACTAATGGTGCTATATCAAATGGTAAAAACGCTGTTATAGATTTAACAGGTACAATTACAACTTCAGTAAATTTCACTATACCAGATTCAATAGAAAAAACTTATATCGTAAAAAATTCAACTTCTGGAGCTCACACAGTTGGATTTAAAACAGCATCAGGAACAGGAGCAACTTTTGGTACAACCGATAAAGGTACTAAAATTGTTTATTCAGACGGAACTAATATCACTGACGTATTTGCTAATCAAAATCAAATTGGATTGTTTACAATTCCAGCGGCAGATGGTACTAGTGGCCAATTATTATCAACCGATGGTTCTGGACAATTAAGTTTTACAGATCCATTTACAACAGGAAAAGCTATTGCAATGGCGATAGTTTTCGGATAAAAGAAATTAAGGAGTAAATTATGGCAAACCCAAATATAGTAAATGTAACATCCATTTTAGGAAAAACAGATACATTTGCTTTGACTACAACACTAACTGCATTAGTAACTTGTGCAACTGATAAAGTTTACAAAATAAATACAATTTTAGTTTCAAATATTGATGGAACTAATGCTCAAGATGTAACTTTAAAAGTTAATAATGGTTCTAATGATAGAGCGATTGCAAGTACAATTTCTGTACCTGCAGATGCAACACTAGCAGCTGTCGATAAAAATTCTACTTTTTATCTAGAACAAGGTTACGTGTTAAAAGGTCAAGCAGGATCGAATTCTGATTTAGAATGTATTGTTTCATATGAAATTTTAGACGACGCATAGGAGGTGCTATAAGCTATGGCAAATGCCGGAATTATAAAACCAGTAAATGATTTTACAAAAACGGATTTATTACAAGCATTTACATCACCAGAAACTTTAACATGGGTTGAAAATGGAAATGTAGAGGATTGGGAATAATGGCACATTTTGCAGAAATAAGATCAGACAATAATGAAGTAATAAGAGTTATTGTAGTTAATGATAGTGATGTTGTTAACAATGGAGGTAACTTATCTACTGAAGCAGAAACATGGGTTGCTAATAATCATCCTAATGACATTAAATTAATGCAAGATATGGGTTGGAGTGAATATCCTAATACTTATTGGAAACAATGTTCAAAACAAAGATTATTTAGAAAAAATTATCCAGGTTATGGATACACCTATGATGAAAATAAAGATAAATTTTTAACACCAAAACCTTATACTTCTTGGTCCTTAAATGAAAATGATGATTGGCAAGCACCTATAAATAAACCGAAACAATATATAGGTAGTGATCCTACTTTAGATAATGTGTTTATAGAAGAATCTTGGGACGAAGATAATCAAAGATGGACAGGTATACAAGAAGAAACATCAACTAATTATATTTGGAACACATCAAGTTTAGAATGGGAGGTAGATAATGGCTAGTGATAATGGTGGAATGATAGGTATAGTTTATATACCAGAAATAGGTAGTAGTCCAGAGGATATTCAAAGTTTTACAACTCCAGGAACTTGGTCAGGTGGAACTGGCTGGACTGGCGGTGACGTTGACGTTTTAGTAGTAGCTGGCGGCGGCGGTGCAGGTCAAAGAAAAGCAGGTGGCGGCGGAGGCGGAGGTTTTAGAAATATTTCATCTCATCCAGCTCCAGGAAGCCCTGTAAGTGTTACTGTTGGTGCTGGTGGAGCTGGTGGTGTTCCAGGACCGTTGGGTGGTCCGGACGCTGGTGTTTCTGGTGGTAATTCTATTTTTAATACTGCAACTTCTCCAATATCTGCAACAGGTGGTGGATTTGGATCAGGAGGCGCTGCAGGCCCCGGAGGTTCCGGAGGTTCGACTTTACCAACTGATCCAGCTAATGTTGGATTAGGAAATGCAGGAGGATATTCTCCTCCAGAAGGAAATAATGGAGGACTTGGAGGCTCAACACCCGGAGGCGGGGGTGGCGGCGGAGCTGGTGCTGTTGGTGGCAATGGACCTGGTGGTGCTGGTGGTAATGGATTAACCTCAGATGTAGCAAGCCCAAGTGCTTCACCTTCAAATACAACTTACGCTGGAGGCGGTGGCGGTGGAGTGGTTCTCGGTTTACCAAGCCCTGGATCTGGAGGAGCTGGAGGATCTGGAGGCGGAGGAGCTGGTGCTGCTGGAGATTCTGCTGGATCACCTGGAACTGATGGTTTAGGCGGCGGAGGCGGATCTGGAGGATTTCAATACCCTGGACCTGCTGGTGGAACTGCTGGAGATGGTGGCGATGGTATTGTAGTTGTTAGAAGGCCTGCTTTTAGTTATAGTGTTAATACATCAGGAATGTGGAGTTTAAGAGGTCAATTTATTGCTAAAAAAAATGGAAATTGGACAGGATCTTAAACCTTAAATTTAATAATAAAGATGAATTAGAAAAACAGTTAAACACTGTTTTATTTGAAAATCATAATTTAATTGATTTTGATAAAGGTAATTCTACATTTAATTTTAAAATACCTATACACATAACTTATCCAATATTTCAACCTATTGTAGATCAGTTTTTAAAAATGGCTGGTGATGATTACTATGTTATAGATTTTTGGGCAAACAAATATAAAAATAAAGGCTATGTAAAATCACATAATCATTATCCTAGCGGACCTGATATATTTTTTAACGAAAAAGCCGAACAAATGAAATTAAAAACCGGTGTATATTATTTTAAAAAAAATTCTGGTAATCTTATTATTGAAGATAAGCTCATAGAAATAAAAGAAGATGATTTTATAATATTTGATAGCAAGCTAAATCATTGTTCAGAACCCAATAATAACGAACATCTAAGGATTGTTTTTTCTATTAATATGGGGTATAAAGTTAAAACAAAATGGAGTGAGCAAGGAAGAAAATATGAATTTTTAATATAGAAAATACAAAGACGCTGTTAAAATGAATTATAAAATTATAGATAATTTTTTAGAAAGAGAACTTTTTTTAAAATTAAAAAATGAAGTAGAAGATATAGAGTTTCCTTGGAGAAGAAGATTTTTTAGCTCTCCTAATTGTAAAACAGATAAAGGTTATTTTACTCATAATATTTATAATGATTTTAGAATGAGTATAAACTCACCTTTATATGAAGCTATATTAATACCTGTTCTGCGCAAATTAAAAGCAAAAGCAGTTATTCAAGCTAGAATTAATATGTTTATAAATGAATTTATGTTTGAAAAATATTTAACTTATCATCAAGATTATTCATTTGATTGTAAAACAGCTATTTTAAATATAACCAATTGTAATGGAGGAACACAATTAAAAATTAATAATGATGAAATTATAATAGAATCAAAAGAAAACAGGGTTTTAATATTTGACACTACAATAGAACATAGGACTGTAAGACCTTCAAACTCTGATATAAGACATATTTTGAATATAAATTATTTTTAATATACAAAAATGATTAATAAAACTAAAGATATATATAATAAAGACATACTTGTTAATGAAAAAAATGAACAAGTTATGATGGAATGGGAAAAACCTTATATGGAGGAATGTATAAATACACTTCAACCTCATGGAGATGTTTTAGAAATAGGTTTTGGCCTAGGTTATTCAGCTAATCAAATTAGAAAATACAATATTAAAAGCCATACTATTATAGAGCCTGATAATAAAATCTATAATAATTTGGTGAATTGGGCTGATGATAAAACAATATGTATTAAAGGTTATTGGCAAAATGAATTAAAAAAATTAGGTAAATTTGATTGTATATTTTTTGATGATTTTGCTTTACCAAACACTAATCCCGATAATGATTATCGAATATTTGATTTTTATCATGAAATTTCTACAAACCATATAAAAAAAAACACAAGGTTTGTTTTTTATTGTGATACAGAATTATATTGGCCGGTCAATCCTTGGATTAGTTTTGAATGTAAAGAATTTAAAATTAAAATACCTAATAATTGTAATTATCCAAATCTTACAAATATGTATATTCCGATGATTACTTTTAATAAAGATAGATTAAATATTAAAAAAATTTATATAGGAATTAAATGAATTTAAAAAATTTTTATTGGTATTTTCCTAAAGCATTACCAGAAAGAATTTGTAATGATATTATAAAATATGGAAATATGAAAAATGAAAAAATTGCTATTACAGGAAAATATACAGAAAAAGCAGAAAAAGGTAAACCTTTATCAGAAAATGAAATTATAGATTTAAAAAAGAAAAGAGATTCAAATATTGTTTGGTTAGATGAAAATTGGATTTATAAAGAAATTCATCCATATATAAGAGCAGCAAATATAAATGCAGGATGGAACTTTGAATGGGATTGGACCGAGCAATGTCAATTTACTAAATATAAATTAAATCAACACTATGGTTGGCATTGCGATAGTTGGAATGAACCATATGCAATGGATAAAGAAAATGTTAATATTAGAGGAAAAATTAGAAAATTATCTATGACTATTTGTTTGTCAGATGAAAAAGATTATAAAGGTGGAGAATTTGAATTTCAACCAAGATTCGAAGAAGATCCTAACTATATAGTAGAATGTAAAGAAGTAAGACAAAAAGGATCTATAGTAGTTTTTCCATCTTTTATTTGGCATAGAGTTAAAGCTGTAACTGAAGGTACAAGATATTCTTTGGTTGTATGGAATTTAGGAAAACCTTTTGTATAATGAAAATAATAAATAATGTTTAAAGAAAAAAAATACACAGTAATAAAATCAGCTATATCAAAAGAGTTGTCTGACTTTGTATATAGTTATTTTTTATTGAAAAGAAAAGTTGCAAGAACTTATTTTGATTTAAAATTTATATCACCTTTTACTGAATACTTTGGTGTATGGAATGATAAGCAAGTACCAGAAACCTATTCTCATTATGGAGATATTGCGATGGAAACTTTGTTAGAGAAATTACTTCCATTAATGAAAGAAAAAACAAAATTAAATTTGATTCCTACTTATGCTTATGCTCGAATATATAAAAAAGGAGATATCTTAAAAAGACATAAAGATAGAACTTCTTGTGAAATATCTACAACATTAAATTTAGGTGGTGACCCTTGGCCAATTTATTTAAGTCCAAATGAAAATGTAGGTATACCAGAAAATAATGGAGGAGAAAAAGGAGTAACTGCATCTAGTAATGCTAAAGGAATAAAAGTTGATTTAGAACCTGGAGATATGTTAATTTATTCTGGTTGCATCCTAGAACATTGGAGAGAAGAATTTAAAGGTGAAAATTGTGGACAAGTTTTTCTACATTATAATAATGTTGATACTCAAGGTGACAAAAACATATATGATGGTAGACCTCATCTTGGATTAGTGTCTAGTTTTAAAAAATGAAACATTTTTATCAAAATATTCAAGGGTGGTTTGATTTTCAAAATCTTTATAAAGAAATGGTATCAATTCATGACAATGCTAAATTTGTTGAAGTAGGAGTTTGGAGAGGTAAATCTACTTGTTACTTAGCTACTGAAATTATAAATCAAAATAAAAATATAACTTTAGATACTATTGATAATTACCCCACTGTAAAAGATAATACTATACCTAAAGAATATAAAAATAATATTAAAAATTTTAAATTTATTAATCATGCTTACAAAGATAGTGTAGAATCTTCTAATTCATATAAAGATGAATCTATAGATTTTATATTTTTTGATAGTGAACATACAGAAAATTATGCAATTAAAGAAATAAAAGCTTGGTATCCTAAAATAAAAATAGGAGGTTTTATGGGAGGACATGATTATGCTTCATTTAATAATCCTAATTATGAATATGTTCTAGGTGTTGGAAAAGCAGTTAATAAAATATTTAATGATAACTTTCTTCTTTATCCTGGAAAAAGAGATAACGAAGGATTCATTTATTCACCTTCTTGGTTACATAAAAAAATAAAAAATGAACTATAAATATTACTTATTTTTAATGAAAATATAAATTTAAAGTAATATAATACTACCAAAATAATAAAAAGCATATATAGTGAGGAATTATGCTACAAAAAATTCAATTTAAACCAGGATTTAACAAACAAGCTACAGAGACCGGAGCAGAAGGTCAATGGGTAGATGGGGATAATGTACGTTTTAGATACGGTCAACCTGAAAAAATAGGAGGTTGGCAACAACTTGTAGGTGACACTATATCTGGCCCTGTTAGAGATCAACATACTTGGACAGATTTAACAGGTAAAAAATATGCTGCACTTGGTACATCTAAAGTATTAGTTATTTATTATGAGGGTGCATTTTATGATATTACACCTATCAATGCAGATCAGGCAGGAGCTACATTTGATTCAACAACAGGTTCAGCAACAGTAACTGTTAATCTAACTTCTCATGGTTTATTAGAAGGAGACTATTTTAAATTTAAATCTGTATCATTACCGGGTGGTGGTGAAACAGGATATACTACAGCAGATTTTACGACAAATGTATTTGAAGTTTTAACCGTTCCTACTGCAAATACTTTTACAATTACCATGCCTTCAAATGAAACTGGCACAGGGATGTCAGCTCAAGGTTCTGCAACACTAAATTCTTATATTACAGTTGGTCCTGTATTTCAAACTCCTGCGTATGGTTGGGGTGTAGATACTTGGGGATCAGAAGAATGGGGTGAATCCGCTTCTACAACAAATGTTACACTCGACCCTGGCTCCTGGTCACTCGATAATTACGGCCAGATACTAGTTGCAACCGTTAGAAATGGAGCAACGTATACATGGAATCCGACAGATGGTTTAGATACTAGAGCAACTATTGTTTCTGGTGCACCAACAACATCTTTAATGAGTCTAGTATCAGACAGAGATAGACATCTATTTTTAATGGGAACAGAAACTACTATTGGAACACCTTCTACACAAAACAAAATGTTTATAAGATTTTCTAATCAAGAAGAAATAGGAACTTATACTCCTACTGCAAATAATACTGCTGGTACATTTTTACTTGACCAAGGAAATGAAATTATTACAGCGGTTCAAGGTAAGGATTATATATTAGTACTCACGGATCAAGCTGCTTATGCAATTCAATTCGTTGGTCCACCTTTTACATTTAGTATCAGACAGGTTGGTTCTAACTGTGGATGTTTAGGTCAACATGCAGCAGTATATGCACAAGGTGCAGTCTTTTGGATGGGATTTGGTGGTGGATTTTTTATGTATGATGGTACCGTAAAACAACTGCCATCATTAGTTGAAGACTTTGTATTTACCACATCTGGTGATAATTTAGGAATTAATTATGATGCAAACCAAATTGCATATGGATATCACAACTCACTATTTAATGAAGTCGGCTGGTACTATGCAGCGAGCGGCTCGCAGCAAATAAATAGAAATGTAGTTTATAACTTTATTGAACAAACTTGGACAACCGGTTCATTATCAAGAACTACATATGCTGATAATCATACTTATGCATTACCTTATGCTACACAATTTACTGTTAATGGTACACCTACATTTCCAACTATTAATGGTGTAACAAATACTTTTGGATCAAGTAAATATTGGGCACATGAAACAGGGATAAATGAAGTAGATGCAAATGGAAATGCATCAGTTATTACTTCTTATATTCAATCTGGAGATTATGATATTTCTGTACAACAAGGATTACAAGGTGATGGTGAAAATATAATGAGAGTATCTAGATTTATACCTGACTTTAAAAATTTATCTGGTAATGCAAAAGTAACTATGTTCTTTAGAAACTATCCCGGTCAAGCAGAACAATCAGACGCTAATGGTCCATTGATTACAGGGCCATTTACATGTAATACTACTACAACTTTTCATAGTACAAGAGTTAGAGGAAGACAAGTGAGTTTAAAAATAGAAAACGATGCAGTTAATGAATCTTGGAGATATGGAACTTTAAGACTTGATATAGCTGCTGGAGGTAGAAGATAATGGCAAAGATTACAGCTGTCATACCAGAACCTACTCCTGAATATAGAGAAGACAATCAAAGACAATTAAGAGAAGGTTTAGATACACTAAAGAATGAATTGAATTTTGGTTATCAAGAAGATTTGAAACAAGAGCTACAAAGATTTACATGGTTTAATATGAGGTTTGGTTGTTAATGTCTTGTAATAATGTCAACGTCGAACCAACAGTTATTGGTGGTGGAAATGGATCAAATGCTTATGATGCATTTGGAAGATTAAGAGTATCTAATCCATTTACTATTTTTGATAGTACAAATGTAATGTCAAAGAATAATCTCTTTGATGAAGACTTAACAGGATCAGGAACAGTTACTTATACCGCAAATAAATCTACAGTTAATTTAAATGTAACTACAGCTAGTGGCGATAAAGTAATAAGACAATCAAAAAGAGTAATGTCTTATCAACCAGGTAAATCATTATTTATATTTAATACATTTGTAATGAATGCACAAGAATCTGGATTAGAACAACGTGTTGGAACTTTTGATGCAAACAATGGAATCTTTTTTGAAGATAC